ACTGAATGCCATTTACCTGGACCGCCCACGGCGACCCCGTGATCGCGTCGGATTCGATGGTCGGGATGCGCACGTCGAAATTGGTGAACGCACCGGGTTTTGACATGAAATAGGTATCGGGGTTTTTCAGCGTGTATCCATAGGCGCGACGCTCCTGGATGTAGGACGGCACGCCTGGATAAGTGCCGCTCAGGGCACCGATGTCGAGCGTCGCCGTCGCGCCGCTTCCGCCGCCGCCGCCAATCGTAATGGTGTCGCCAGGCAGGTAGTTCTGCCCTGGATCATCCACGATAAATCCGACCAACCCACCACCTCCGGTCGGCGGCACGATGATCGGGGTCACGACCGCGCCGGAACCCGTCGCCGTGGTAATGGTTGCGGTAATCCCGGCCTGCGTGTAGCCCGTGCCGGCGACGGTGACGGTTGCTCCGATGATCTGCCCGCGGGCGAACGGATCGCGGTGCAGCGGTGGTGTCTGGGTGACATCGCCGACGCTGTTGCCCTGGTCGGTGTAGCTGCATCCATAGGCAGAACCGACAAAGCCGTAGAGCACGCCGACGCCAATGCCTTGAGTGTGATCGGTGACCGGGGATTTGTAGATGTTGTACTGCTTGACGTTCGGAATCCCGGTCCAGGTTATGCGATTAGTGAAGTTGACGCCGAAAGGCGACTGGGTGTTGACGGTTACCGGCAAGGTGCCGACGCTCTCGGTACCGTCATCGGGATCGATTGCAGTCACGACATAAGCCACATCCCACGCTCCGGGCGGGCTTGGGGGCGCGGGGTGTGATGACACCGCCACATTGGTCGGCGGACTTATCGTCGTCGTCGGCACTGCTGGTGAGAACGTCCAGTTCGTGTCAGAGAGCCGCTTCAAATCCTGGGCCTGATACTCCACCAAGGTCTGCTGATTGACGAGGCACAAGCTCATCGTATCGGTGTCTTCGGTGAATTTCAGATACGGCAGATCTTGCTCGGCGTAGGGCGTCTGCAGGGTAAAGATGCGCGCTGCCGTGCCGCCAGAGGTGTAGGCGCCGAAACCCGTGGTGTCGATCGCGTTGCCGTAAACGTCATATAGGCCATAGGTGGTCGATGTGATCGGCTGCACCACGACGGTTTCGCCGTTGAGCGCGGTCATGCCGCCGATGCCTGACAGGAACAGCCAGTCACCAGCGTTGAAACTGGCACCGCTGCCCTGCACCAGATTGAATGTGGCGCCGACCCCGGTGCCGCCGGTCGTCCCAGCCGGGCTTGATGGAAACACCGAATAGACGCCGGGATTGTTGACGGTGACGGCATTGGGACCGAACAGGCCCGTCTGGAACGTAGCTCCGATCGCGCCGGGGATGCTGCAGAACGACTGCGTGAAGTTTCCGCTAACCGCGTTGGTGGTGAAGACTCCGCCGTTTATCACCGCGACGGTCGCGACCCCCATCTCTAAAAGGAACACTGCGCCAGTAACATTAGAGCCTGATCCGGTTACGTCTGTCACCGGGCAGAAATTAAGATTGGTCGGATTAACGGTGTATGACCCGCCAACGGTGATCGACAGAATGGCCGTAATGTGGCCGGCTCCGGAGACCGTGACCGAAGCCTCAAATGGCGTGCCCGTTCCGGTGGTCCCCCGCATTGTGCGAGTTCCTGCGCTTCCACTGTTGCCTTGCGCAACGATGGCGGCGCCGGTCACTTTCGTCGTGACGACATAAACCTGCGCTTGCGCGGTGGCGACACCGCCGGCGAGCGAGATCAGAGCCCCTGGCTGGTAGCCACCACCGGAAGTGGGGAAATACTGATAGCCGCCCGCCGCATTGACCGCGACGCTCAGCAGCAGCGTATTGGTGACTTTCAGGACCGCGGCAGCGGTGAAGGTGCCGCCAGTCAAGGTAAGGAGATCGGTCGGCTTGTACGATACCGATGTTGCGCCGTTATTGGGCGCTGCGGACGCCACCACGAACGCTGCAAGCGAGAGGACGCCAGTGGGGGCCTGCGAAATGCCGGTGATCCCAACGCCGGGCTCGGTGACGAACGCGCCGTCCGACACGACGCGCATGTAGTAGTTGCCGAACTCGAGCGCGAGGCCTTGGTTGATATTGAACTGGAAGCCGATCATCCGGGGCGGATAGGCGCGACCGGTCTGTTTGGAGAAGCCGACGAAGGCGGTGCCGGCACGGGAATAGGCGCCGCCGCGATATGACGGGTACATGTTGCGCATCGTCGCGGCGCCGACGTGAAATTTTGCGAGATCCACTCGCCCGTAAAGCGACGGACTGACCTCGCCGGCCGTGAAGGCGGGTTGGATGTGAGCGACGGCCATCGCGCGCTAGTTCACCCTATCCTCAAGACCACCAGTATGACGATGGCCGTTATCGCTATCATCAGGATGGCGCTCCACACTTAGTACGCGGTCCCATCTGCAAAGCCGATGGAATCCCATCCGCCGACGAAGCCTGCCCCGCCACCTGCGCCGAACCACCCGGGCCAGCCGCTTCCTCCCCCGGTAGACCGCGTTTGAATCCAGTCGGGAATGTGATCTGTGTTGCTCCACATCTCATTTCCGTCCGTACACCGCGCCGCCGTGATTTTGTCCTTGGTGATGGCGATCTGCTGCGGCCGGATCGCGAGGGCGAACTTCTTGTCTTTGTGCAGCGGCAATACGATCTCGCTCGCGAGATAGGCCACGAACGCGGCCCGGAACTGCGCATCCCACATGCTCGGATAGCGTATCAATGCCGTGTAGACCGCGTGCGCGTCCTTGACGTTGGTATAGATGACGGTGCGCCCTTCGGGGCTGATGCCCTGCACCTCCCAGCTGATCTGGCCCGGAGCCGCCGCGAAGTTGGGATCGGTGCCGATGTTGAAGCGCGCGGGGATTAGCCGTCGTCCGGTCGCGGGCGCCTGACCGAGGCCGAGCAGCAGCGGCGCGCTTGGATTGACCGGAGTGATGTTTCCGGCCGGCGCGCCTGGGTTCTGGTTGATGTTCTGCGGGATGAACCGCAGCTTCATGCAGTCAATCGGGTAGGCGTAGGCGTAATAGAATTGAGTGTTGGCGACCAGCGTCCCGACGTTCGCGGTGTTGCCCGTGGCGTCGGCGAGCAGCACGAGGGGCGCCTGAAGCCGCGCAAAATCCCAATGCGCTGCGCGCAGCAACTGCATGAGACATTGTTTATAACTTCTTAATACGACCCTCGCAGGTCGCGTGCCATCCTCGATATCGCCGATCTCCTGGTCTATTCCAGCCGCGTCCAATGCCTGTTGGGCGATGCTGGTGGGCGTCCCACTCATCCGTGATTGCTCTCGGTTGCGGCGTCTTTCTTGCTCTGCACGCCTTCGGCCGTGATCATCTGCATGGTCTGCAGGTCGGCAAGCGCAGGAGCGAGCGCCTTGCCGAGTTCATCGACGAGCGCGTCGATGCACTCGCTGTCCCACGTCGTGAGATCCGTGATCTGGCCAGTGTAGACCAGAAGCGCATTCGGCACATTGCAGACGATGACCCTCTGTGGCGGCACTAGGTAATTGTCGTTCGGAACGTCGAACAGAGACGGCTGCGGATCGAAGTTTGGAAGGAAGAGCGGCGTCGGTTTCACCGCCCTGATCTTGATGCAATCGGAAGGGTACGCGTACTCGAACCGCCACGGAATCGGAGGATTTAATGTGCCGCTCCACACTGTCGGCGGAATGTATCCCGCGACTGGCGCCGCCTTGAGCAAGGTCATCGCTATGTTGCGCTCGGAGAAGCCCCAATCATTGACGGCCAGGAGCTGGTCGCGCGTCTGGGAATAGATGTTCAGCGCAGCATTGGCGCCCGTGGTGCCCTCGAAAATGTTGGCGACGCGTGTGCGATATCCAATGCGCGTCAGCGCGACATTGATGGCGTCTTCCGGGCTGCCGACGACGGCGGTCATCCCAGCGTCCCTATCGCCAGCGGCATCGTCGTCTTTTCATCCTCCATGATGATTTTCTCGGCCTCCATGCCAGCAAGGCTCGGGGCCAACCTCTCGGCCAGCTTGATTGTCAGGAGTTCGACGAACAGCGGCTCCCATTTGGTGGGGTCCGTAATCTGGCTCGTGAAGATGAGAGTCGCCGATGTGGCGTTCGTCCAGATGACCTTGCCCGCGGCAGCGTCGGCGATCGTCCACAGCACGGGAATCGGGTTGTTCTTGTCGGCGAGATAGGCCGCGTTGAAGATGTTGCGAAGCTTGATGCAAGATGCGGGATAGGTGTATTCCACGGCCCACGGCGCTGGCGCCGCGCCCCCGGACACAGCCGCCGCCGCAATCACCTCCGCGAAGCCCCAGTCGCTCGAACGCAGAAGTGCGTCGCGGGTCTGGGCGTACACGTCGAGTGCCATTTTTGCGGCCATCGATCCGTCGTACAGACTCCCAACCCTAAGTTTGTAGCCTATCCTTCGCAGCGCGAGATTGACGATATCGGTCGGAGACGTAATCGAGGCGGGCATTTAGTACCTATTGATCGCGAACAGGACGGCCCAGCCCGACCAGCCGAGCACGCCGATGACGAACAGGAATAGCCAGAATGCGGCCTCGCGATTGGTCAATCGGACCTGCCTTGAGCAGCAGCTCCGAATGCCATCGAGGCCTCGAGCATGGATTGCGCGCTGTCCGGGCGTGCGGTCAGCGCCATTGCAAGCCTGCTCGCGAGCCGGTGCACGACGGTCGCACGGAAAAGCGGGTCCCAGGTGCTTTCGCTCGGCGCGTTATTGAAGGCCGCCCTCGCGTTCGCCAAGTTCGTCCAGATTACTTTTTTCTGCGTGCCGACGACTATCGTGTTGCCCACGCTGCTGTTGACCGGAAGCGGGTTGTTCAGATCGGACAGCGATGGTGGGGAAAGTTGCCAGACCTCGATGCCGTTCGGGTAAAGATATTCGAGCGTCCATGGGAAGGGCGCAGCATTGCCGCTTAGCGTCAGCGCTACGGTATTGCGGGCAAAGTCCC